AAAGCGCCTATATCCCTGCTTACTAACTAGAAAATGCAATATACATCTTGCCTCCGCGTCGCTAACGCCTTTAAAATCTAATTTTAATCCTTTAATTACATTTGCGTGAAGACCAAAATCACTTCGCTTAGTAAAAGAATAAGGCAAGTCTGTTTTTAAAACAGATGTCTCTTTTCCAATTTGGTTTTGATAAGTTGGCTGAAAGAAAAACTGTTTTGACCATTTAATATTATCAACGGATGCTGGAGTAACTGAAGATTGCGATGTGTGAGACTCAGCACAATAATAAAAAGAATCGTACAAATTACCTGTATTGCTTGGAAAAGTTGAATTACCAGTATATCTGACAACATCATATTTTAAATAAGATGTGGATGTTCCCCAGCTTCCTTTTATATTTGAGCCTGTTATAAAAGCCCCATTCCAGTTTAAAATCGAAGCCGCCTGATCTGTGGCTAAATTTACTTGAATGTTATAAAGATCATTGACAACAAAATCAGTCTGAATTGCCCCGCAAAATAAATTAATCGGTTTATATATTGAAGCTGGGTCAGTAAAATTAAAATAACCAGTGCCGCGAAGATTTTCAAAAAAACTTACAATCTTTGTTGCCTCCGCTTCTTTTCTATTTTCAAACGGCATTTGAACCGTCATCTGCAAATGGTTTATGCCCTTAGCCATTGAATAAAGATAATTATCAACGGTGCTATAAGAAGTTAAGTCCGCTGAAAAATTTACAGAAGTTCCATAAGACGGCTTAAAATCAAACGTCGTCTGGACTGCCCCTGTTACATTATAATCTCTATCATATAAAAATGACATTAGATAAATCCTTGATAAGTAAGTGTTAACGAAAGCTCGTCAGTCGCAGACGAGTTTATTGTTTCACTTATTAATTCCATATTATCCATCGAGAATGTCGTTAGAGACCCTATAGTTATATTAATATTCTGCTTGTTTGAGTCAACAATATAATCCAAAACTCTTTTCGCCTCGTAATCATAAACGCCAATTGTAAATTGGGCAGTTGCTCTGAATGGGCGCATCGTTACAACGTCAATTGGGATTGATCCAGTCGGATGATAAAAGGCTTGTCTTGGGCACTCTATCGAGTATGTGAAAGCTTCAATTCTATTTGTTCCTGTCCCATCGCACCGTATAGAGATATCTCTTGGGCGAACTACGGACAGTGCTCCAGTAGTAGACGCGGTAGTTCCAGCGCCAACTCCAGTTCCAACATCGCCAAAAATAGTAAAATCAGCGCTTAATGAAGGAAAGTTTCCAACAGCACAGGAAACAGAATAATTATTAAGATATGCTCGATTAAATGTAAAATTTTTATTATTGTAAAATAATCCACCACTAATTTGGCCTGCGCCTGTAAAATTTAAAAAGAAATCTGATGGAGAAAGATATTTTTGAATACTTAAATTTGACTGCGGTGGATTATTGGCGAAAGTGACAAATCTATTACTGCCAATAACGCCGATGTGCTCAATTGGCAAAGAATAACCGAAATTAACATCGTTGACGCCAAATATTTTGACGCCGCTGAGATAAAGACTGTTTTCATAGCTTGATACTGATGATTTCATTATCCTCTAGGTCTTAATGAGCCGCCAAGTCTTTTTTCTTCATTGATTGTTTGAACGACAATATTTCTGATCTGTTCGCTCATTTTCTTGTAATCTATGCCGCCCTGCTTTGTATCGCCCTGAGTCTGCGTTTCAGAAGTTCCGCCAGTTACATTGATATTGATGCTAACATTTGTGGCTCCTGCGGCTTTGGAGTCAGAACTTGTTGTCGCTTTCTCAGCGAAGCTTGGCTCTGCGGTGGAAACCTGACCGCCATCAGCAAATCTTGGAGCGCGCCCCTGATTAATGGAGTCAAAGAATTTTTTACCATATTTCTTTGTGGCTTGACGATTCATCACGTATTCGCCGCCCATAAGAAGAGCGGGGATATCGTCTGTTGGGCCACCCCCAGCATTATAACGCTTAATCATGCCTCTATAAGCGCGGTCAGGAGTACGAGGCGCAGCAAACGGACTAACACCTTGAAGAATTGGAGCATTAGTTCGCGGTCTAGACATAGAAAGTAAGCTGCCTAATCTTGGACCAGATACAGTACTAAGTGCGGATGTAGCAGAAGAAATATTCCCTAATGCTGAGGTTGTTCCGTTTTGAGAAAAAACGCTATTTACTGTGCCTTTTGGAGCCGGTAGAGCCAAATTTCCAATAGAACCAGTTAATTCGTTATATGGAGCAATTTGATTTGACAGCTGCGCGTTGCTAGCTATGTCTGGTATGGCTGGTGTTTTTGAGAACAAGCTCCCAAGTTTTCCAATTCCAGCATTTACTCCATAACTTAAAGCGGCAGAAGCTACTGTTCCAACGATTTGCTTTTGAAACGCTTTTCTTTCAGCAGTTCTATAAGCTTCTCTTTCGGCAATTATATTCATTGCTTGTTCCTGCGCGCTACGAATTTCCTGATTAATTACATCGTCTTCGTTCATCAAAGCATAAGCTGAAAGTCTTCTGCTTTGATCTTCAAGGCTGGCAAAAGCAGTTGTCTCGTTACCAGATAGTACGTCTGTAGCTCCGCTAGTAGTTGTTTGTTTTGCGAATGCTGTTAAATCTTTATATCCTGAAATTTCTTTTCGTCCACGAACACCTGGGAGGAAAATACCACCAGATGCAAACTTTGGAGCCTCTCCAGAATTGAGTTTTTGCAAATTAGATTCTCCATATTTCTTTACGGAAGATTTACGAATTACATATTCGCCCTGAGTTAGCATCGCTGGCACATCATCTTTGTAACCGCTTCCGCCCTTTACAAGGCCACCAGTTGCGTAACCCTTTACATAGCCGCCCTTGGCCGCGCCTGTTGGTAAAATTGAAGCTACAATCTGTCTAGAAGCATTTTGCAGAAATGCGCTCTGAAGACTTTTTAGGAAATTAAGGGCGACATTTCTTAGCGCGCCACCAAGATCATCTGCTTGATTTAGAGCGGACTGCATCGCTTCAGCCATTCCATCCGCAAAAAGTTTTGGTGTCTGGTTGCCAATAATCTGCTGAAATGTTTCAGCCTGATCGAGAAGGACGCCACGTTGAATTTGGAGATTTTGCTGAATAGAGTTGTCTCTGCCGCTAAGGATATTAGTACTCTCTCTTAAATCAACTTCTGTTCTTCCGGCCATTCTTCTCTCGACAACAGCAGATCTGGCTTGTTGCTCAAAACTTGATTGAACACCAGCACGCCTCAAAGCGCCGCCCTCAACTATCGTTCTTCTAATTTCTTGTAAATTCGCTGTCCCAGCAGAAGTTATTTGATTAGTTATTGCTTCGGTTAAATTTTCTGCTTGCAAGTCTGCAACAGCCGCTCTTCTCGCTTCTGCCAAATCCTGCGTCGCCTTTATAAGATCTAAGCTAGCTTTTCTATTGTAGTCTTCCTGATTAACTGCTTGCAATCTAGCATATCCTAATTTTATTTTTCTTTTTATATCATTTTCTTCAGTAATATAGCTTTCTCTTATTGTCGCAGTTTGGACTTCTAGTTCTTTTTGTTTATCAATTTCTGATTTTCTAATTTTGGCAAGAGTATTTGTTATTGAAGAGCGTATATCATTTTCTTTTAAAATACCATTATAATTCTGTATATAAGCTTCTAATATAGAAGTTTCCGCATTTATTAAATCCGTATCAGTTTTAATTTTTAACTTAGTATTTTCTACATCAACTCTCGACTGATAAATCTTATCTTCGGTTTCTTTTCTTAGTTTTGAAGCCGCTATCCCAGCACTTGTTTCTAGTTTAACTCGATTGCGAGTTTCTTTTGCCAACTGTTCAGCATCTAATGCAGAATCAAGTTCGATACTGGCTTTTTGTGCAGCCGTATCCAAAGATATCTTATTTTGAACTCTTTGCTTGATAAAAGATTCTGCGAGCTTCTTCTGTTCAACCCCAAGCATCTCACTGTATTTCTCTTGCCCTTCGGGTGAGGATGCAGCCAATATTTCTTCGTAGTTTTGTATACTACGAGTTAAATTCTGAAATTCAGTCGCTAATAGATCATTCTTTACTTTTTGATTAATAGTTGCATTTGTAGCGCTTTTTGTTGCAGCTGCAAGTCTAACAGTTTCGCTTTGAGATCTGATAAATGCAAGAAACTGCTCTTTTGTTGGCCGTTGCAATTGTTTTAAACTTTCTGGAACACCTTGCAATCCTTGGGTAAGGCTCGACCACATTTTGTCTAAAGCATTAACATCAGTCGATCCTCCTTGTAACGCTGTTGCGTATTGATCTAGAGCATCTTGAACTTTTTTGGGATCTGCGCTCAGTTGACCTAAAAATCCTTGAATTTCTTTAGTGCTGCCAAAAACTGACTCTCCACCAGCACCGAGATTTTTAGCCAAGTTTACCGCAGCTTCACTGACAGCTTTATTATATTCAACATCAGCTTTTTGTCTTTCTAGCTGCGCTTTTTTAGCTATAAGAGAGTTTTCTGTCAATATACCCTTTTGTCTTTCTATTTCCGCACTTGAATCATCAATCCCTAATAACTGATCGCTATAAGCTTTATTGATGCTTAACTGATTTTGAAATATTGCCTCATTCGCTTTTTGCTTAGCTAAAAGTATTTCATTGTCTCTATTTATCAAAGCTAATTCCAAAGCAGTTGCGCCATCTGCTTTTGTTCTATTAGAAAGTCTTTTCTTGTTCGATTCTAGCTCTTGGCCCAATAAATTAGCAATTTGCTCGTTTAATTTTTCTGTATCTATTGTAGTTTCGGTTATTGTTTCAGCAGGAGCAAAGTCTCCACCAGATACAATTCTTTCGCTTCTTTTTAACGCCCCTTCGCCTAATAATTTAACAAGAGATGTAGTGTCTATTCCAGTCACCCCTCCTTCTGCATTTCTGGTAACTCCTCCAGTCGCAGATAAAAATGCATTTATTGCTCCAACTTGTTCAGATCCAGCAGTAATTCCTCTTTTAGCTAACTGACTCTCTATAGATTTCGTAACGGTTGTAGTTTCTGTTTTTACTTTTTCTTGTCTTTGAGTTTCTGCTAATTTAGCAAGAAGAGTTTCTGGAGTAAGAGCTTGTCCTGTTCTCTCTGCCTCTTTTGCCAGTTTAGCCAAAGCTTCGGCGGTTTTTTCCGCCGGATCTTTTTGAGATTCAAAAAATTTTGAAAGCAGGGGCGCAGCAGAGGCCAGAGCCGTTAATGAACCAAGCAATATCCTAAGTGGCAAATTAACACTTGTAGCTAAAGCAGCAAAAGTTGCAAGTCCAGAAAGTCCTGCATTCACACCCTCTATGGCATTTGCCGCAGTGCTATTCTGTTCTGTAAATGCTTGAACCGCTGAAGTAGCTCCGACTATTGCAGTTTGAAGAACAAGAAATTTACCAATATCAATATTTTTATTTCCACCACCACCACCACCTTGAGCTTTTTGCGCTGCTGTTTCTACAGCTTTGTTAAATTTTTTAGAACTTTCTTCGCTAAGTCTATAAGCATCTGCAAGCTCTTTTGTTTTTTGACTCAATTGCTCTCTTGTGATTGAGCCCTTTTTTAAAGACTTTATTTCTTCATTAATTGCAATTTTTAAATCATCGTACTCAGCAACCTCCATTTTTTCCGGTTTCGCAAATTTAACCCTTGGAGCATCATCTGCAAAATTGGGCACAAAACCCCTACTAGCCATAGCGGCGCGCATTCCTCTTTCTCTAAAATCGCTTGGGATCTTGCCATTTGGCTCGTCTCTGGTGTTGATAACAGCGAGACCATTTGGATTTTTTAAGTTCTTTAATCTTTGATCCTGCGTCACGCGCACGCGCGCGGGAGGAACGCCAGCAGCAACTTCTCTATTAAGAGCTTCCTTCAGTGGCTCGTTGTCAGCAAAGTTTGGAATATAACCGCGCGCTGCTGACCCAAAATCAATTAAAGATCTGATTGAATCTCTACCGCCTTGCTTCTGAATTATTTCAGACAGTTTCTTAGCAATAACTGGATCTAATCGCCTTACATAGTTCAGGTCTCCTACCTCCAGCGCATCCAAATTAAATAGCATTCCAAAGCTTCTTCCCATCCCCGCAGTAATCTTTTCCTTGTTCTGGTTAAGATAAGCTTTATCCTCTTCAGTTATTGGAAGTTTTGCTTTTACAGTTTTTTGTGTAGTTGTTTTTGGATTTCCTGAAGAAGTTACTTTGCTAAGTTGAGCGAGCTTTGAAGCTGCGG